AATAACGAAAACCCCCGCAATCAGTTTGCGGGGATTTTTCCTTTCTAACTAACATGTTATCAATTTGAAAACAGTTTTGCACTGCAACTAACCATATTGAATACGGCGGAATTTTCTGCTTTACTTAAAATGTTGATTATTAGTTTGAGCCGAATTTTCGGCCGAAACAAATGGAATATTTTAATATAAAATGTTGCCGGAAAACGGAATATTTTTTACGCATTTGTTGCTGGCAAGCGGTAGAGTTTATAAATACCCCTGTCGGAATTCCGAAAAACCTATAAATCAAATTTTTAATTATATACCTCATCAAAGATGTATTTTACATACCCCAAAAATGGTATATGTAAAAGCATAATATCCGGAAATTACGGCATGATTACGGCAAGGTAAAATATTTAAATACGCAGGCAGTTGCGTATTATCCGAATTACCGTTTAATCTCTCATTGATGAGGTATAAAATAAAGGGTCTCACCAAAATTGGACATACTCCCTCAATTAAAAATATTATTTTATCAATCGATGTAATCCTCAATAATATTACATTTTTCCTTAAATTCTTCGATTATATTCAATTCTTCTTCATTCAGTCCTTTAATATTTATCCCGCATTTCTCACAGAAGAGAAAATCAATAGAGTTTTTATGCCCATTTTCACATATAAATTTTTTTTCGTTGCATTTAGAAAATAGTCCTCCTTTTACAGTCTCAATATTGCCAGTATTTGGAAGATTATCTAAATATTCCAATATCTTTTTCATACCTTGTAAATCATTTGCATCGTAATATTCTTTTGTCGCCGATAGCAAATGTATTCCAGTATGTAATTTTGATTTGATTATTTCGTAAATAGAATTGGAATCAAATAAATGAAATTCCTCAATCAAATCTCTTATTTTTTTATGTTCAAAATATTTGTAAACAAAAGGAATAATATGATTTGCAGGAATTACAGATATAATTCGTTTTATATTAGTTGCCTCTTTTATCTCATTAGCGTTATAATTGACATCTAAGGATATATACCTTTTTATAAGATCCTCTACAATTTCTATTTGAGGGTTTTCTAATAAAAATTCCACCCATTCCTCACATATTAGTGAAGATTTTTTTATTTGTGATACTATGTATCTTCGCTGAATTTCTTTTTGAAGATCTATTGATGAAATTTGAGAATGACAATCCACGGCTTTAATATCTTCATCATTTTTTTCTATAACACAAGCTGTTCCAGAAACAGATACCATAAACATAGATTTATCTTTGCTAGATATTTCGTCAAAATCAATCTTAAATCCAACAATGGCATTTGCCCCTAAGTTTATAGCTTTTTGTTTTAATTCTTCTGATGCTTCATTATATATAATTTGAAGTTTTCTTTTATATGAACCAGATCGCCCGCCGAAAAAGTCCGTAAACGATGCTACAAAATCAGAAAACACATTAGTACCTATTACAATATTTGAACATATTGTATCAATATATCTTTTTATAGGACAATTCTCTATTGTACCAGTTGTAGTTATAATAAATCTGTCTTTCATGGCTTAATCTTTTAACTCGGTTACCTTTAACTTGGTTCCGCATTTAGGGCACGTTAATACAGTAGTATCGCTATTGGGGCGTTCAAATAGTTCAGATATATCGCAGCCTATGGCATTAGATATGCGTTCCAAAACTTCAACAGATGGGTTGCCGTTGATATGTTGACTTAATCCAGTAGGAGTTATCCCCATTCTTTTAGCAACTTCACGAACTTCTAACCCGTGTTCTTTAATTACTTTCTTAATATTTAAACTCATAGCTTTATTTAATTGGTTTATGCAAACATAGATCTATTGTTTGAAATTAAAGTTATCGCTTTGTTTAATTATTGTTAATAATAAGCTAAAAGTTTAATTATATATTGCATAATCAAAGTTATCGCTTTATCTTTGTCACATCAAACAAAAACAAACAAAGATATGAAAACGAAAATCGACAAATCGCAACTTTTCAAAATGGCATGGTCAATGTATAAACGCTCTATCTCGGTTCTCGGCCGAGAGTTCTGCCAGTCGTTCAGTGCTTGTTTGAGGAACGCATGGTTTAAGATGAAAGCGGAAGCCCGCAAAGCCGAAAAAGAGGCTCGCCGGTTAATGAGAAAGTCGGAACCCGCACAAAAGCCCGAATCGGTTGTATTTGACGCAACAATGGAAAGAGGGATAACGGAGTATTACAGAAGCCAAAGCGGGCGTTATTGCGGAGATTGATACACTAAATACACGTGCTCTTCCAAAACAACATGAGACGGTGGACCGGTCACGGGGGAAACAAAAACCGGTCCACTTTAATAGAGACCAACAAAATAAATAAAGATATGAGTACACGGAACAGAACACAATTAAGCGAGATTATGAGCCTTGCATGGCAGTTTGTAAAACGCAACGGATATACGATGTCGGAGGCTCTCAAAACGGCATGGGCAAATATGAAGTTAAAAGTACAAATGAAACATCGGATCGTGCGGTTTTATTTCCGCAAGGTAGACGGGACGATTAGAGAGGCATACGGGACACTGAAAGAGTCTATACTACCGCCGACACAGGGCACAGGAAGAAAGGCAAATGAGACGTTGCAAACGTACTATGACACCGAGAGACAGGAATATCGCTCTTTTAAGCGGGCGAACTTGGTAGAAGTATGTAGTTAAAAGGGGCGGTTTATCCGCTCCGAGTTACCCTATCCCTAAATAGGGTGTTATTTGTTTGTTAAATTATAGACGGGGCAGCCGCTTGTGAAAGTAAGCTATCCCACCGGTAGCGGACGTGTCCGGGAGGATTCCCGCTATTCCGAACATCGTTAAACAATAAACTTTTTTATATGGAAACAACCGAATTAAAACAAGATGAGCAGACAGTAGAAGTAATCGAACATCGTAGCGTCGATACCATGCGTAACGCAGTCATCAGTGGACAGACAAGGGAGTTATTAATCATGTTGGCAGGATTGCAGGATATAGAGAACTCTTTTTGCAACTGGAAGAACAAGTACGGAATTGTATCAGATAATGATATAGATCACTTTATACAACTAACAACCCAATGCGGAACCTTGATACAGGAAAGTATCATTAAGTCTATAAATGACAATTTAGGCCGATTAGATTTTAAAGATATATGAAAAACATAAAAAAGGAAGTAATAAATTTTCCGGTATTTATAATATATCGGCTCTCTATGGAGTTGCAAGACCCCGAACAGCTATTGCAAACGGTGATAGATGTAATTAAATACGCCTCATGTGGAATAAGCCCGGATAGGCTAATGGTCTCTCCGGATCTGTGGGAATGGATAAAAACAGAGATAGACAAATACAGCTCTTTCCAATCGCCAATGTAAAAACATAAGTTATTGATTATCAGCTAAGACGGGAATTCCCGTCTTAGCTAAAATACTGGTTATCAATTTGTGCTTAATTTTGAGCGAAAAGGATATTTTCGTAACTATTATACTTCGTAGATGATACGGCTAAAAATATTAGTCGTGAAATCTTGGTTATTACAACAAAATAATTGAAAATCAATGTAAAGGATATTTTGAGGGAACATCAATACAATCTAAATATGTTATAAAACATATTTACCTGTCTAATAGAAATGCAATCGGTCTAAATAATACGCATGAAATTGCGTGTTTATAACGGTCGATCGATGAGGGGCAAATTTATGGATATGAGCAAAGTGCGGAAAATTTTCCACACTATTTTACGCTCATTTGATGCGGTATAAAAGAAGGGGGTAGCCGAATTTTCAGCACACCCCCTTCCTAATAATAGACAAAAAAGGATAAATAATAAGGACATACAAATATAATGATAATATCAAAAAAAAAGTGCATGAATTTCATATACTTTTATGCAAATCTAAATAGGGGGAATTCCCCCTATTATTATATGATCTTCATAGGAATATTCCCCGTATGATAATCTTCTGCACACGTATATAAGAATAGAGATAAAACAGGGGGTAATGTGTCGATTTTTGCTACCTGTTTGCTACCTAAGATATAATAATCGTCTAATTATTAGGCTATTTAATGCCGTAATTTGTACACCCGTGGGGAGTCGAACCCCAATCGAAGGAACCGGAATCCTTTATTCTATCCATTGAACTACGGGTGCCGATATAAAAAAGCTAGATTGTTTCTACTCAAAAATGAGAAACAATTCTTCATTTGCGTGGCAAAAGTAAGAAATATTTGTAGCTTTGCAAACAGATATAGTTAAAATCTTATTCGACTATTATGAATGTTCGTATCGAATCCAGCTGGCAGCAACGCTTACAAAGCGAATTTGACAAGCCTTATTTTGAAAATCTGACGGCTTTTGTACGGCACGAATATGCTACTAAAACGGTTTATCCTCCCGGTAGTCAGATTTTTGCGGCTTTCGACGCCTGTCCGTTCGACCAAGTAAAGGTTGTTATTTTGGGGCAAGACCCCTATCATGAGCCTCGTCAAGCACATGGGCTTTGTTTTTCGGTTAATGACCATATTCCTTTTCCTCCTTCGCTTCAAAATATTTTTAAGGAGATCGAGAGCGATTTAGGAATTCCTGTTCCTCGGAGTGGAAATTTGACTCGATGGGCGCAGCAAGGAGTTTTGCTTTTGAATGCTACTCTCACGGTTGAGGCTCACAGAGCGGCATCACATCAAGGTAGAGGTTGGGAAACATTTACCGATGCAGTTATTCATAAATTGGCAGAAGAGCGGGAGCATTTGGTATTTATCCTATGGGGATCGTATGCCCAACGGAAGGGCGATTTTATAGATCGCAGTCGGCATCTTGTTTTGCAATCTCCACACCCTTCGCCTTTGTCGGCACATCGGGGGTTCTTCGGGAATCATCATTTCAGTCAAACTAACCAATATTTAGAGGCTCACGGAATCGAACCTATTCGATGGTAGCGGTATGGAAAGAGTAGATGTAGAACAAAGAGCGGAAAAGGCTCGTCGGGTTTTTTTTTGAGGGGATAAATTTTCGCAACACCGTTGGGTTGGTTTTTTGC